TCATCCGTTTTAGAAGGGAATAGATACTTCAGTGCTTCAATGCTATCAACACCTAACTCTTGCAAGTTTCTGGTGAAGATAGACTGGTTGAGTTTATCCTGTGTTGTATCTTCATACACAGGCCCCAACCAACGCCATTCGACTGTTCTATCGCCGTCAGGCGCAAGGCCAAGGACGCCGGGTGGAATATCCTTGGTCTCGACCGCCGCTTGAATCGCAGCTTCGAGCTTTTGCTCATATCGTGCTTTTGCTTTGTCATATTTTGCCAATGCCTTCTCATCAGGCTCTTCTGGCAATACCGGCATTTTTATATTCATCTCATACGCCAATGATTTCCGGAAGATCTGCTCTTCCTGGAAAATAATCAACTCTAAACAACGACAGATGCCATATGTATAAAGCTGCAAGCACTTCTTCTTGGCAGTGGCACTAACACGACCGTAAGCAGATTTGTACTCTGTAGCAGTTACGTTTGTAATGCTCAGGTCGTCAATACCACCAAGCGCAAGGCGAATCTCACTTCGCATTTGTTCGGCATAACGTGCCTGGTCAGTGCTAACTGCGTTAGGTGTAATAAAGCCAACTCGATCAGTCGGTTCGAGGTTTGCAATAACACGTGGAACACGCATACCTGAACCAGGCTTACCAATGTATCCAGGTTGTTGACGAGTGACAGGGTCCTGCTTATACGTTGAGCTGCTTAAATTGAATTCAGATTGAAAGCCTGATTGGCTTGAGATACTAGGCCGCTGACCGGGATCATTCTGATCGTATTCAATGATGTCATTCTTCGGACGAGATGACAGCAGAGTCGGATTTCCAAAGAATGAAAGGTTTGCCCTAATGTTCTTGACCATCTCGTCATGAGCGATGATCTGGTTTGCCATCCAGTCAAACTCACCACTGCCTTCAGTTCCAAAAGCATCAGGGTTATTAAGTACCTCCACACATGGAATAAACTCCATGGTATTTTTGACTTCCGTCTTATTACTAAACGGAACGTCCTCCATGGGGTTATCGAAGTTAATCTCATGCTCGCTATGAGATTCTTCGATGGTGTCCGCAGTGATGCGGAGACGCATATACCTTTTATTAGTGTCTAAACCTACCCCTTTAAATCCTTTTGAGGAGCGTACTTTGTAAGGGTAGATGATGATTACTTCTTCTAAATCACCCTCAGGTGAGTAGTAAGTCCTATAAGAATCTTTGTCAAACCAGTAGATGCGGTAAGTCTTTTGCGTAGGACGAATATAAAAGAGGCCTTTACCGTAAGCGAGAAAACGATCCCAGATCGAATCTAAACGCGCATCTAATCTGTTGAATTTAATTACTTGTTGAATAAAGTCATAACGTTGCGTACCCAAGTTATCTTGCAACGGGTAAAACTCCACACCCTGCCTGATCCCGAACATTTTCATCTGGGACAGGTGCGCGCTCACCAACATGGTGTCCGCAGGGCCTTCGCTATCGCGTGAAACTACCGATTTGAGGATAGCCTCAAGCTGTGATTTAGCACTATCGCCCATTCTGTTTAAGAGGTCTACTGATCAATATCGTAACCAGCTTCTACCCGTTTGAACGTAATTACACCATCTTCAGCTTCTACATCGAATCGTTCATTCGGTTGCAGGGCTAGATCATGGCACAATTCATCCGGTAGAGGGAGAATCGCAGAACCATAAGCATCTTGCTCAAGCTCTACTTCAAAGTAGCTGGGGGACATCGCGGTGAATATCTATAGTTTAAATCGTCAATACTCTAACTCTAGTTTTCCTCTGGTCATAAGACCATTGCAAAGCCAGACAAGTGCATCAACACAGTCATCATGAGAGCTTACTCCGAAGTTCACAATCTCATCGGTCAACGCTTGGAATTTACGATATTTATTAAATACTATCTTCCTTTGCTCAAACATGCCCATAATGCCACGAAATCTGGCAACTTTATCTCCTCTAAAGCCTTTGACTGGATGCCAATGCATGTTATACAGGCCATGCTCTCCAAGGCAAATTCGTTTGAAGTCAGCCTCCAAAGAGGCCTGATATGCGACGGCTTCTGACCAGATTTCGATACCACTGCCTGTGGGGAAGTACTGGTCCTTATCTTTACTTATGACACCCCATTCTTCCATCATCTCCATTAATGCTTCGAGCTTCTCAAGGTTACCCATGATACGAAGTCTCTTGCAATCAATGATGTGAATCTTCCCTCCCACGCGCCCTCCCATCACGAAGACGGTGTAGTCGTTCCGTTCACGAACGCCCGCTGATAAATCCACCCCGACCCCTAAGGTTTCAAACTGCATGTCGATGGTTCCCTTGATGATTAGATCAGGGGACAACGAAAGCTCACTAGTTTGGACGACCTGATTTTGATACTGGAAGCTAAAGGCAACAGGGGCCTGGCGGCGTCGGTCACGAAGGTAATCAAGCGACCACATGTCCGGCCAATACGAGATCTCATCTCCGTTGTCATCGACCGTGATAGCAGACTGGATGATTTGCACCCAATCATTGGCAGGGATGAATGTTGAGTTATGAATGTCGTCATGGCGAAAGCGGGTACCTAGACAGATCGCCCTGCCACCCTCAAACATGGTCGGAACAATAACTGAGTTCCAGTTATCTTCCATCGCCTGCCGGATGTCCCGGTTCTTGATGTCATCCGCACTCTTGATGGCGTCATCAATGATACAGAGGTGCGAACGTTTGGAGGTCACTGCACCTTTAAGACCGGCACAACAAACAGTAAACTCTTCTTCACCCGTTGACTTAATACCTGCAAACTTCCAATCAATACTCCAGTACTCGTTAGAGTTGATCCCTTTTGCGATCTTTACGGAGGGAAAAACCTCTTTGTAGGTTTTACTCTCTTCGATGATCCGTTTGATTGCTGCACTCTTAGGTCGCGCCACATCGACCGTATAAGAAATATAGAGGATCTTCAAAGGTTTCTTCGCCAGGGCATGGACGCCGATGGACCAAGCCGTATAAAGACCTAAGATTGTGGACTTTGCGCTACCCCGTGGGGCAAGAATGTCGATGTTTGGGCCACCGATTCCAATCAAGCATTCAGAGTCCTCACCGGTACATAGATATTTATGCCATTCCAAATGATGAGCCGCAGGTGGTTTATCACCCACAACCTCACAGAAATATGCAAAATCGGTTCTTGCTCTCTCTACATCAATCGACGACGTTTTCTTAACGACACGTTGCTGTGCAGCAGCCCGTGCAGTCCGTCGATATACGCTATAAATACTTGTTCCTGCCATGCTGAAAGCATAGCGCAGTAATTATTACTTAAGGTTGTTTTTTACGTATCCGTCTAAAAACTCAGCACCGTTTCCATTGCCCTTAGGAGTTTCTCCTTTTTGTAAACTCAAGAAATACTGAAAGGTGTCTTCCGGTATTGGTACAACCTGACGCGGCTTTCCTTTGCAGGGATCTTCTGGTCCTGTGCCACCAGAACCTGAAGTCCGCATCACACACTCTTCGTAAGTTTCCTTGCGAACATTGCTGAAGTCATAACTCGACTTTGGTAAAGATGCGTCTAACGCTTGAATAGACATCTTTATCCTTAACCCAAGCGATCTTTAATGTAGTTACCTAAGAAATAACCCGCCAGTTTACCTAGCTCTTGACCCACACTGGGAAGAGTGCCTGTCATAGCGCCAGGTCCATATAACTCGAAATCAGGGTCGATGTTGGGTAATTTTCCTGGAATCCTTGGGTAACGTTCAAATTCAGGAACCCCTGGAAAATCATCAAAAATCGTCGGAAGCCCACGTCTCGTTCTTCCTTCAGGATAATGAGGTAATGTGCGAAAGTCTGGATAGGAGCGAGGAATTTCGTCTTTCAGGATTGGATAGTCATACGGCCCGCGCTTCGGTCCTCCCAAAACAATCGGATTACAAGGGGGTCCGCCTGGAGTATCGCAACGCGGCATGAACATATAAAAACCAACTTAGTTAAAACAATTTTATCAAGACTCTTCTTGCAGAATTTTTGTCCACACACCCATCGATGCCTCTTGTAGTGGGCCTTCGATCGGATCATCACGGAAGATTGTCATCATCTCACGTAATGCTCGGTCTGCCCCAGCAAGAATCAAACCTTGCTTATCCATCAACACCTTCTCATCTTGAAGCTGCTTGATTGCGCCACGTAGTTCTTTCTGCAACATGGCAATACGGGCTGTACCCATATCTTGCTTGACCATACCCATGTCAATTGCATCCCGCAACTTCGAGATGTCCTGCGTCATCGCATCAATCTCCATCTCCAAGACAGCAGCAAAGTTCCGCTTCTTATAAGTCTCTTGAGACCAAGTATCGCAATCCACGATAGAACCCTGAAAGCCAAGAAACCTGGCATACAGGTACATCTGTATTGGACTTGTTGACTTTTTACAAAAGGCTAGAAAGGATTCACGGTCTTTGTCAGTCAGTTCGTGAATCCATTCCGTCATGCTCTTGCTTGGCTTTGTGCCTGCTCGTAATCCCTGTTCTCTTTATAGCGACGGAACATCTCACGTTGCAACTCGGTCTTCCGAGTTTCTTCGCCGGTTTTACCAACGGTCTTCCGTTGCTCTGTACCAGTGGTCTCGATTCCTTTCCGCTGCTCCCTACCTTCAGTTTTACGGGTAGCACGTAACTCCTGGCCTTCAGTTCCGCGAATGGCCTGTGTTCCCTTGGTCTGCTCTTTAATGTTTTCACGCTCTTCTATACCTTCAGTTCCGCGAATGGCTTGTGTGCCCTTGGTCTGCTCTTTAATGGCTTCACGCTGTTCAGTACCGCGATCCTTAATCAAGCCCGATTC